AATACTACGTTCCTCTCCGCCACGCGGGAGGCGGCAACGTCGACCCAGAACAAGGTCTCCGCTATTTTCGCGACAATTCGCGTAAGTTCACGGGGACATTGGTCGGGGCTAATATCGCGTATGATCTCGACTATTCTGCTGAAGAGGGCATCGATTTCAGCCGATGTGAATTTATTCGAGACGTTCAAGTTGTTGATCCTCTCATCTATGAGTTGCACCAATCTTTCAGGCTAGGTGACATCAGCCTTCGTTGGGGCCACCAGCCCAAAGATGAAAACTTATTGATTGAGGCGGCTGAGGCCCACGGAGTCGATCCGAAGACCGGCCTGCACCTCCTACACTCGAAGTACGTCGGGCCTTACGCCGAACGGGACGGTCGGCTTCCACTGAACATTTGGAAGTCCATGATTCCGAAGATCGATCAGCTAGGAATTTGGGACATTGTTAATCTGGAAAGTCGACTGACTCCTGTTTTAGTCAAGATGCGCCGGCGGGGCGTTCGGATCGATTTTGACCAGTTGGACCGTATCGAAGCCTGGTCGCTCCAAGAGCAGCTCCAAGAGCTGGACAAAGTCTACCACGCGACCGGCGTTCGGATTCAGCCCCACGAAATGATGCAGACCGAGCTTCTGGCTAGCGCATTGTCCACGATTGGGGTCCAGCTTGGCTATACGGCCAAGGGACAGATCAACATCGACTCGGAGGTCTTGGACCATATCGATCATCCAGTGGCCAACGCAATAAAGCGTTCTCGCAAGCTGTTCAAGCTTCGATCGACCTTCGTTGCAAGTATACGCAGGTATCAGACGAATGGTCGGATTCACTGCACGTTCAATCAGTCCATCAGCTACGATGAGCGGATGGGTAAGGAAAAGGGCGCTGCGTATGGCCGCTTATCAAGTTGCGACCCTAATCTGCAGCAGCAACCCTCCCGGGATGAATTTGCCAAGGCTTGGCGTGCGATTTATTTACCAGAGGAGTGTTGCATCTGGGGAAGTACCGATCTAAGCCAGCAAGAACCTCGTTGGGTGACGCATTTTGCTGCAGCTATGCGCTTGCCTGGCGCTTGGGATGCGGTACTGGAGTATCGTAACAATCCGCGTGTGGACAACCACACGTTCATGGCCAAGTTAACAGGGATCGACCGGAAATATGCAAAATCGATCTATCTTGGAATCTGCTATAACCAAGGCGGTGCAAAGCTCTGCCGAATCCTTGGCTACCCGACCCGCTGGGCCCTTCGTTTCAAAGATTCGGGAGGAATTCAATACTTTGCCGAACGACACGAAGCCATGGCAGCCCGCACGAAAGCGAAGAAAGAAGGTTTCATCTGGGAGGCCGCAGGACCCGAAGGACAGGCCATCCTCGATGCGTTCGACGCTAGAGCGCCATTTATTCGACAACTTGCCAAACGAGCTGAGGCAAAAGCTAAGCTCGCAGGAGTTATCCGCACTGGCGGAGGTCGTCTACTTCACTTTCCACAACGAGACGATGGCAGCTTTGATTGGACTCAGAAAGCCCTCAACCGACTCATTCAGGGAACCAGCGGAGACCAAGTTAAGTTAGCTCTGGTAACGCTGGATAGAGAGTTTCCAGACCTCTTTATCCAGCTCCAGGTTCACGACGAAATTGACGGCAGCTATTCCAGTATTGCGGACGTCAAAAAGGTGGCTACGGTAATGAGTGAGTGCATGCCAGCCCTGATTCCGTTTCGAGTTGACGTTGAAGTTGGCAAAAACTGGGGTGACATCGAACTGATCTGTGGCCACGGCGATTGCACCCACACAGCGGATCCCAAGGACAAGTTCTTTTGTCCGGATCATATTAACTCGACAACAACGCCACAGGTGTGACAAAGAAGGAACAATGGTTGTGACTAGCGAAGACCGCCCAGGGACGCCCGAGGAAGTATGGAAGGGGATTCACAAGCTGCAAGAGGAATGTGCAGAGCTTATTCTGATCCTTAGCAAGCTTAATGCCTTTCCGGATGGTGACCACCCGTCCCGCAAGCTTCCGTTACCGATGGTCAATTACGTACAAGAGGAGATGGGACACGTGAAAGCAGCGATGACCTACTTCACACAATCCAATAACCTTGACGAGGCCAAGATCCAGGAGCATGCCGATGGAAAATTGAAGCTCTACGCTAAGTGGGGTGGGCTGTCGGGGGTGAAGCGTTGAGCGAAGCCCAGACCTGGAAGACCCTGAAGCAGCTTATCGCTCCACTCGATCCTTATCGGGTGGAGAATCTGGTAGATGCAGGATGTCCCGACGTTAACTACACAGGGGGTTGGATCGAGCTGAAAAATGTGCCAAAATGGCCGAAGCGGCCCAACACGCTCGTCCGCATTGATCACTATACAGATCAGCAGCGACTGTGGCTGCTGCGTCGATGGAAGGCCGGCGGTAGAGCTTTCCTTGTCGTTCAGGTCGACCGGTCATGGTTCTTGTTCGGTGCTCACTCGGCACAGCTTGTGGGCTACATTACCAGAGAACAGATGATTGCCTCCTGCCTGTGTTGGTGGCAAGGAAAACCAGTCGCTGAACAATTGATTACCTGGCTAACCGTCAGATGGGAAACTCTGGAGCACCTCGACACCACACCATGAGCAAAATCGTTCCTGATACTGACCAAGCACTAGAATTTTTACAGTGGGCTAGTCCTGACCAGGACTGGGTCCTGACTTCTATTCACCCCGACACAGGGGAGATCGAAACCCGTACGCTCAATCCTGCGCAGGCGCGCGTCTGGATTGACAGCAAACAGGGAGTCGAGAACCTTTACTGGCACGTTAACACGACGATGAGCCGCCTCAAGAAGAAGGCGGAAAAGAAAGACATCCGTGCCGTCCGGTTCTTCCACGTCGACCTAGACTACAAGACCCCAGATCTGGCTGCCGAGCGCGCTCGTCTGTTGAGTCTGGTCACGGATAAGAGACCTCAGGGTGTGCCAGAACCCACTGCTATTGTGTTTAGCGGTGGTGGCATTCAGGCGTACTGGAAGCTGATCACCCCTATCATCATCGGCGGTGATGTCAAGAAGGCTGAAGAGGCCGAGCGGTACAACCGTCAGCTCGAAGCGCTGCTGGGTGCTGACCCCTGCCACAACGTGGACCGCATCATGCGGATTCCGGGCACAATCAACGTGCCGAACAAAAAGAAGCTGGCGCGGGGCCGAGTGCCAGCACTATCGTGCGTCCTTGAGCTGAATGGTCCCTGCTACGAGACCAAAGCTTTTCGTAAGGCAGACCCAGTCAGTAAGCAAGACCTGGCGTCCACTGTCACCGACCAGATCAAACGTGTCGATGCCTTGGATGAGCTTGACGAGTGGGGAGTACCGGACCCTGTCAAAGTGGTGATCGCTCAAGGCAAGGGTCTTCAGGACCGGGACGGCGACTCCAGCCGCTCGGGCTGGTTGATTTGGGCCGTGATGAGTCTCGTTAAGCATAAGGTGCCTGACGAAATTATCCTGGGCTTAATCACCGATCCTGGGTGGAAGATTTCCGAATGCGTTCTGGAAAAGAAGAACGTACTTAAATACGCGCAACGACAGATCAGCCGTGCAAAGGAGAAAGTCAAGATCGACGTGCCTTTTCGGCTGGATGCCAAGGGCAACGTTCTTGGCGATCAGCAAAACATCCGGACGGCAATGATCAAGCTGGGTGTGGATCTGTCGCACGACAAATTTTCCGATCGCTTGATGGTGCGCGGCGTTGAAGGCCACGGCCCATTGCTGCAGGACGAAACCGTTAGTCACCTTTGGCTTTTGGTCGAGGACCGATTTGACCTGAAGACCTCTTATGATTACTTCTGCAAGGTCATTGATGATCTTGCTAGGCAATCACCCTATCATCCGGTCAGAGACTACCTGGACGATTTGACCTGGGACGGTATTCCTCGTATCGATACTTGGTTGATTAGGTATGGCGAAGCCGAGGACAATGCTTATACTCGTGCTGTGGGGGCGATTGTCCTCATTGCTGCGGTTCGACGAGTCCGTGAACCCGGTTGTAAGTTTGACGAAATGCTAATTCTGGAATCAACTCAGGGGAGTCAGAAGTCGACGGCTCTTTACGAGCTGTGCCCAGAACAGGATTGGTTTACAGATGATCTTCCTCTGAACGCCGATAGCAAAGTTGCGATGGAGCAAATGTCCGGCCGGTGGATTATCGAGGCGGCAGATTTGAAGGGCCTGAAGCGCGGTGACGTTGACCACATCAAATCGTTCTTGTCGCGTCGTGTCGACCGAGCGCGCATGGCCTATGGACGATTGACCAAGGATCAACCCAGGCAATCAATCATCATTGGCACCATGAACGACGCCAAATATTTCCGGGACACGACCGGTAACCGTCGGTTCTGGCCGGTAAGTGTCGGAAAATTCAAGATCGCGGCTCTTCAAGAGGACCGAGATCAGTTGTGGGCCGAGGCAGCATTCCGCGAGGCCCAGCAAGAATCAATCCGTCTACATCCTTCGCTCTGGGACCTTGCTGGCGAGCAACAGGACAAGCGCAAGATCGAAGACCCCTACGCGGAGATTTTGGAGCGCGTGCTAGGCAATCAGATGGGTTGGCTACCGGTTGAAGCGGCCTGGAAGATCATTGGCGTGCCTGAAGGTCAACGGACCCAGAACCATGGCCAACGACTCCACCAAGCAATGACCGAGATGGGGTGGCGTCGTGATCAGAAAGTGGTAAATGGTACCAAGGAAACGTACTTCGTTC